CCTCTGCTCCACGATGACCCGGGAGAACCGCGGGCACATCAAGGTCTTTGCCGCCAGTAACCCGAAGGACCGCACCAGCGACTTTGGCAAGCTGTGCGAACCCAAGCGTGGCTGGGGCAGCGTGGACGTGGAGGAGGACTTCGAGTGGGTCAGCCGGGATCGCTGGAACGTTCTGCGGCTGGACGCGGCCAAGTGTGAGAACGTCAAGGAGCGCCGGGTCGTCTACCCCGGGCTGCAGACCTACGAGGGTTTCATGGACTACGAAAGCCGCGGCAGGACCGGCGAGTATTACACGATGGCCCGCGGCTGGTTCCCCCACGAGGGCGTCCAGATGGCCATCATCACGCCAGCCATGATGGACAACGCGGTCGGCATCACGCGGTTCATCGGTCCGGTCGTTCCGCTGGCAGCCTTTGACTTGGCGCTTGAGGGCAACGACCAGCTCGTCTGCAGCTACGGCCGGTTCGGCCTGAGCGACGGATGGACACCGCTCTCCGGCAAGTTCATCGCGTACCCGTCGCCTCGTACCGTGCTGCAGCTCGACAGTCAGATCCCGTTCCCCAAAGGAGACACCGTCAAGCAGACCGAGGCCATCAAGCAGTTCTGCAAAGACATGCAGATCGGACCCTTCTGGGTCTGCGTGGACCGCACCGGCAACGGTGCAGGCGTGCACGACAACCTGCTCGCCACCTTCGGCAGCGAGGTGCTGGGCGTCAACTACTCGACCGCTGCCACCGACACCCGGGTGCTGGGTGACGACAGCAAGCGGGCCAACGAGATGTACAACGGCATCGTGACCGAGCTGGTCTTCGGCTTGGCCAAGTACCTTGAGTTTGGCTACCTGAAGCTGTCGCCTACCTTCCGGCACGAGGAGCTGGTGCGGCAGGCGACCGGCCGGCGGTACAAGCAGAAGGGCAAGGGGTTGGTGCGTGTGGAGTCCAAGGCGGAGTACTGCAAGCGCACCCGTCAGAAGTCGCCGGATGCCCTTGACTCCCTGACCATGCTGGTGTTTCTTATGCGCCAACGAGCCGACGCGGTGGCTACGATGGTGGAACCAAAACCCCAGCCATACCGCCGCGAACGACCGCTCCTCGGGATCGAGAAGATGGAGTACGTGGACTTCACCGAGTGATGGACGCCGTCATCAACGGCAATTCATCTTGCCATTGACCCCGGGCACGGTGTGAACTGGCAGGGTCGCAGAAGCCCACGGATTTCTGACTAAGTAAATTTACTCAGCCTACTGAGCAAAATTTTCGGCCCTGCAAGTGCAGGTGTCCGAGAAAGGCACCGGGGCCGGGTGGGGAAGCCTAACCCCGGTGCCAAATCTGTCCTTTTGAGAAGGACAGATGTTACCGATCGCGCACATTCTTTATGAGTCAACGATCATAAACAGAGAATATACCCGATCGGTAATAAAACCTCAGAAAAGGCGAGTTAATCGCCCCGAGCGGGGTTAAGCCGCCAGATCTGGGGAATTACAAAACCTTGACAGATATGGGCAAGTGTCTAGGATTTGTAACGCCTGACCAATCTATGGCCAATGGACATAGAAGCGAGGGCTGCGGGATCGCAAGTGTGGCCGCCAAAAGTCACCGAGCGGTTCCAGCTTATGGCGGGGGAGGCAGTGAGGGGTCTTGCGTACGCGGGCAAACCACCGTTGTGTTAGGCAAATGCCGAAGAGATAGCGACCTGACCCTCCCCCGACCGTGTAGCAATCCGCAGACATATCTCCGAGCACGGTAGCGCGAACATTACATTTTTTGTGAACTATTGTTTAGCTTTTCGGCAATAGATGAAGCGTAGGTTGATTAGCTGACGCAGAGATAATCACCCATGAGGGGAATTTGACCGCCAAAAATAAACAAAACCTATTGACACGTCCTACAACGACGCTTAGAAGCGACACGTGGCTAAACCCAACAGTTCAATAGTCCCGCCCGCTGGCTGGCATTATTACGACGGAGACGTCAGGATTGAGGCGAGGAGCCTGTGGGCTCTCTACGATGCCGTCTTGGCGTACCGCAACGGCAACTCCCTGCCCTTGGGAGACCACATCGGGGACGTCGATACCTTCTTGTGCGGCAATTTCCCAGAGCTTTGCGTGCTCACGTCGGCATCAAACCCCACAACTTCGCAACCCGCGCCTACGGCGATAGACGTTTCAGCCTACACGACCACCCAAATCCAAGAGCTCATCAACGACGTGACCGTTTGGGCGAAAAATTTGCTCAATTCCGGGACAGTAGAGCACCTTGTTGGTGATGAATTGGCCGAAGAACGGGCAAAAATCTGTGCCAAGTGCCCCCAAAACCAACTTTTTTCGTCCGGATGCGGTTCGTGCATCACAACAGCCAACCGTTTGAGCGCTTCGGTGCGCCAAGCACGCTACACAGCAACTTCCCGGGTAATTGGAGCGTGTAAAACACTGCGCCACGACAACCAAACAGCTATTTTTCTTGAAAAACATAATCTTGCAAAGTCTGGGGATCTCCCCAAGGATTGCTGGCTCAACGAATAATTTATGGCTGACGTACTAAAGCCCCTCTCACCCGACATCATTGACCATTTCGCGCACGAAGCGCCGAAAATTTCCAATCCGCACGAGAGGCCGGACCATTTGGCGCTCAAAATCGTCAATCCGACCAACTCCAAGACCGATACCGTTGACAAAGACACCCACGAGGTGCGCCGGATGTTTAAGGATTGCTCCGGAGCGTGGAGCGCCTACCGCCGTCTCAAGCAGCAGAACGTCGAACGCAACAAAAAGAACCAGCTCATCCAAAAAAAGCTCAACAACGAGCCTCCCTACAAGCCCAAGTACCTCGAGAGCATGGGTCAGGACTGGCGCAGTAACCGTCCGACCGGGTTTATCTCGACAATGGTGTCGAGAATCCAGCCTCCCTTCCGTCAGGTCATCGAATCGGCCACGACGCTGACCTACACGAAGTATCCGATGGAGTCTGTGGACGCCGAACAGAAGACAAAAGTCTTCCGCGAGGAGATCACCAAGACCGTTCGCTCGTGGAAGGGCTGGGACGACCTGATTGCCCAGACGACACACGAGAATACGACCTTTGGTTACTGCGGATGGGTGTGGGACGACCTGCGGGACTGGAAGCCCGAGTTCCTCCGTCAAGATTACACGTTCTTCTCGATCGAGACGCCTCAGGAGGCCGACCAGACGCCGATCTTCGGACGCAAGCGCCGTTACCAGATCGCAGACTTGCTTCCCATCCTTGAGACCCCGGAACTTTCCGCTGCCGCGGGGTGGAATATCAAAAATCTCATCAAGAGCATCAATACGGCCATCCCTGCAGGCCGCACTCTCGACGCAGACGACGACGCACGTCGTTACGAGGACTGGCTGAGGGAAGGCAGCTACGGGGCTTCGTACGAAAACGACGCAAAGTACGTCGAGCTTGGCGAATTGTTCGTCCGTGAGCCGCACGGCAAGGTTTCCCGTTTCCTTTTTGACGACAAGTCCGGAGACGAGATCTGCACGCAGCTCGATCGCTTCAACAAGATGAGTGAGTGCCTTGCGACCTACGCCATCGAGGTCGGTTCCGGATCCCTCATGTCCAGCCGCGGCGCAGGACGCGACCTCTACAACACCCACGTCGCCGTGGACAAGGCCCGCAACCTCGTTGTGGACAACGTCTACCTGAAGGGTCTCCTGCTCGTTAAGAAGGGACCCAACGCCAAGCAGGGGGTGCCGGCGCTGACCGTGCAGCACCCGGTGGCGTATGTCTCGGAAGGTTACGAGGTCATCCCCTCGCAGCTTCCCGCCGACGTTGACGACTTTTTAAGGCTCGATCAGTTCATTTCCGGGCTGGCTGAGATTCAGATCGGTACGTTTTTGCCCGGCGAACCCGTCGGAGAGAAGCAGGGCAAGCGCACGGCTTCCGAGGTCAACCGCGTGGCTGCGATCGAGAACCAGCTCAGGCAGGGCATCCTCATGCGCTGGAGCAAGCAGGTCTCCCGGGGCATCGAGCGCATCCAACGCGGCCTGTGCCACCCAGAACACGTTCGTGCAGCCTCCGAGCTCAAGACCAAGCTCGACATCGCCAAGCAGGGCGGGATCGCTAACCCCCTGTGGGCACGCCGCGAACTTGTGGACACCTTCGACAGGTCGCAGATGGAGCTACCGAGCTTTCTTGTTCCGTTTGAAGTCCCTCCTCATCTTGACGAGGACGCCATCGCCTGCTGCCTCGCCATGCTCGACCGCAACGTTCCTCCCTCGGACATCCTGCTCATGGCCTACAGCTCGGCGACAGAATTGATTCCCGACAACACGGTTCAAGACAACCAGCTCCTCGACCTCTTGGTCCAGCGCTACACCGGCAACCCCAGCATCAACCAAGACGAGCTCATGAAGCTTGACTGGAGCCGCAAGCTTGGTGAAGAAGTCGCCAATACCGTCATCCTGCCGAAGGATCAGGTTGAGGCTCTGGCGATCGAGGCGACCCGGCAGCAGATCGTCGAGCTCCAGTCGATCATCGCCGGCCAGCAGATCCCCGTTTCTCCCAGAGACAACGACATGGTCCACCTGCAGACGATGGCCCAGAAGCTCTTCCCCGTCATCGCGCAGGCTCCGGCGGGTTCCATGCCTCCCGAGATGGCACAACCCTTTGCCGCGGCGCTGGAGCATTTTATGCAGCACGTCGATCAGGCTGAAAAGAAGGGTGCGCCGAAGCAACAAATTGCTCAGTTCCGTAAAATGGCGCTTGACGCACACAATCATCTTACAAAAGGTATGAACGTCCCACCTCCCCCGGGTGTCCGTCCTGCGGCAGCAATGCCGTCGGGCGGCGGAGGACGGAGGCCCGTAGTTGCTCAGGCAAACCTTGCCGGGCAGGCCGCGGCACCTTCGGCCCCGGACATGACGACCCAAGTCACCAACATCGCAGCACCACCGAAACCTCCAACAGCAGCATAATATGGGCGGATCTAACGCACAAACTCCCGGCTTCCAACTGGCTCCCTCTGCTGGAGGGGCTGTCTACCCTCAGGGCATGACCCCGAGGACGGCTCCGGCACCAAGTCCGGCACCAACTCCGATTCCGACTGTCCAGACCCAGCCTGCGATTACCGACGCCGAGGGAAACATCCTTGTGCTCAACCCGCAGCAGATGGCTGCCCGCAACGCCGAAGTCAATCAGTACAAGCAGCAGGACGCTCAGTTTGTCGCCAACATGAACCGCGACCGCAAGCAGCACGAGGCGCAGCAGAACGAAGCCTTTGCCACCGCATTCTCCAACGCCGGTTTTTCACTACCCAAAACCCAACCCAAACCTGCATCACACAGATACATCCGGGAGGCTTCTCAGCCTGCCACCCAAGAATAAAAATCTATGACATGGTCCCGCGGGGACTCGGCAAGACTGCGCGAGTTCAACCAACTCACGGGAGGAAAGTTTCTACCTTTTCTCCGCAACCGTATTCCTCTGCTGGAGGGAGACACGATCGAAGCTGTCGCACTTTCGGCTAAATACAAAGCCGGGGCGGAATTTTTGATTTCGACCATAGAAGATTTGTTGCAGGACCCCGAGGTAACCACCGACGGATCCGCAACAAGCTACACCTCAATGTAATACACTTATGCTAAACGAGTACAACCCCGATTCCGAGGCCGTCGTTCCCGACGCCTCGGTTGCCAACGTAATACCCGGTGCTCCGAGGCTTGACCCGGACCCGATCGACGACGCGACCCTCGACCTCCTCGACAAGGAGCTCGACGCCGCGGGAGAAGGAATTGATACAGCGCCCGAACCTCCTGCCCCCGCAGAACCGGATGTCGATCTCCTTGACGACAACGCAGACCTTTCGCCGGCCCCGGAACCCCCGTCAACTCCCGAAATTGACGAAAATTTGTCGAAAACGCCAGTTAACGAGCCTCAGGAGCCCGTTTTAGAAACGCCTCAGGCTCCCGATCTTGACCCGGAAATCGCCGCGATCGAGCAGCCACGAAACCTTTCTGAGGCCAACTCCAACAACTGGAAGAAACTTCAGGAGACCGCTTCCCGGTACAAGAAGGAAGCCCTCGAGGCCGAAACTCTCCGCCAGCGCCTTGCCCAAATGGAGCAACAGCCGGCACAGAAGCCTGCAGACTACGACGAGCTCAAGAAGTTCAAGCAGATCTTCGACCTCAAAAACGACCCCGAGTTCCACACCAAATACGAGGCTCCCATCAAGGGGGCAACGGAAAATATCTATTCCATTCTCAAGAAAAATGGTGCCTCTGAGGAAACTATCGCTTCCATCGAACAAGTTGGCGGACCCGACAAGGTGTCCGAGCAGTGGTGGAAGAACAACGTCATTGACAAGCTCCCGTTGACCGACGCCGAGCGTCTCAAACGCAGCCTCGTTGACGTCGTTGACCTCAAGGAGAAGCAGGATAAAGAGATCGCTGAGACCGCAGAAAAGGCCGAGCAGATTCTGCAGGCTCGTACGGAGGAAAAGAAAAACTGGTACCAGACAGAAACCCAGCAGATTAACACGCACCTCGAGGAGCTTACCAAGAGCCACGAGTGGGCTCGCTTTGTTGAACCCAAGCCGGACGCGACCCCCGAGCAGCTTGCTGTCATCCAGCAACACAACGCCCGGGTGGCCGATCTATCCACAAAATTCCAGTCCGCCCTGTGGCCCACGGACTCCAAGACAAGGACCGAAGTTGCTGCGGCCGCAGTTTACAGCCACGTTCTTGCCGAACAGGTTCAACGCGAACAAAGCGCCCGGACCCAACTCGAGGCTAGGATCAAGCAGCTTGAGACCGAGAACAGCCAGCTCAAGCAGGTCGGAAAGGCACCCAAGCCTTCTGCCTCTAACACGACCAACAACAAAATTGCCTCGAATACGGATCGCTCTCGCATGAACGCTCTTGACGCGATTGATCTTGGCCTCGACGAAGCCGCTGTATGACGCCACTCCAGCCCCGCATTAGTCCCGACGAGCGCATCACAATCAATGCGCTTTCCAACATAGATCCGTTCGCTCGTCCGGGGCAGCGCACGCTGCAGCAGCCGCCGCCAAAGTATGCACCGCGGAAGTTCACGCATCTTGACGGCCCGGGGGATACGGCTCCTGTGCAGCAGGTTGAACAGACGCCCGTAGAACCGGCTGACGATTTCGTCGAAGAGGTTGAAAAGCCTGCTCCAGAAATCGAGCCGCTCAAGGTTGCGCCAAAGCTAAAGACCCTGAAACCACCCGCCAAGAAGGAAAAGAAGGTCGAGGCGGTTGTCGAATCAGAGAAGCCCGAGAACCCGATCAAAGAATCTCGCAGCCCAGAAGGGCTCCCTTCCTACCGCTGCGAGTTTGAGGGTCGAGACATTTTTGTGGGGTTCCCTTGCTACAAGACGACCAACCCAGTCACTGCTTTTGCGTTACTAGCGTTGGCTCTTGACTTTGGGCGAGACAAGATTCGTTTCGACATGCAGTGCGGAGACGCGATGGTGTATCACTCGCGTAACGTCATCGCGCAGAAATTTCTTGAAACCGACGCAAAGTGGCTTTTGATGTTGGACGACGACATCATCCCCTGCATCGGTCGTCCGGGGTGGATGCGTCACTGGGTTCAAGCCGCTAGGAATATCCCAGACCTACCGCTGCAGCGTCACGTAGTACACCGGCTAGTTGGGTCGGGTAAGACAATCATTGGCGGAGCTTACTTTGGTCGCCAAGAAGGCGGTGCGATCATGTGCAGTAACCTGAACTTGGCTTCGCACGCTAAGAGCTATTCTGACTCAGTCGCTCCCGTGGATTGGGTCGCTACCGGCTGCATGCTGGTCCATCGCACGGTGTTTGAAGACATCCAGAAAGCTTATCCGGAGCTTGGCCCGAAGAAAGAAGGCGATGCCTTTGATTTCTTCCACCCCATGTCCAGTAGCGAAGGGGAAGATGTGAGCTTCTGCCGCCGCGCCGCAAAGGCAGGGCACCAGCCTTTTATCGACCTTGGCCTCCCAGTGTTCCACGTGGGATACAAGACGTACTAGGATGAAGAAGAAAGTTTTTGCTTTCTACAAACCTGCGCTTGGGGGCAACCAAGCCGAAGAAATGGCGTGCGCCAACCTCTGGAAGACGAGCTGGGAGTATCACGGCTGGGAATGCGTCATGCTCAACCAGAGCCATGCGACAATTAGTCCCTTCCACACGCCTCTCATGCGGAAATTCTTGGCCTTCACGTACCACAATCCCGGCAACGGGGAGTACGTGAACAACAAGGCCACCGCAAGATTTTCTCGCTGGTGTGCGATGGCAGCCGCAGGAGGATGGATGACCGACTACGACGTGCTCAACCTTGGATTCACTCCCGAGATGGCCGACGAACTTGAGAAAAAGAACGACCTTTGGGTCAACCGTGACGGACACGCTTGGATTTTCTACGCCACGGCACCCGTAGCTGTTCAGGTAGCCAAGCATTTTGTTGACTACGAGATTTTCAAGGCTCCCGGCTTTAACTCGTGCCACCACGAGGGAAACTTGCTTGAGATTGACGAGGATCCGTTTTCTGGAAACGAAAAACTTTTCCACGCCAAAGAAGAGCCCGGAAAGCCAAAATCTATTGCGATGGCCGAGAAGTTTTTTTACTTTCAGCAGCAGCCAAAACCAGAAGAAAAAGAAAAGCCAAAGAAAAAACCCAGAAAGAAAAAATAGCCGTGTACGACTGCTGGACATTTTTACACACAGGTCACATTGGCGACATCATTGCTTTCTTGCCTTCGTTTAGAAAACTTGGCGGGTCTCGGCTAGTTATTACGGACGGGTACGGAATGGACCCGATGAGCGGTTTCAAATACGATTCGCTTGCTCCGTTAATCCAGAGTCAGGGCATCCCGGTTGAGTTCAATCCTAACCCGGGGCAAAGTCTTTGGGACATGAGCGGCTGGCGAAAGTGTTACGAACACGAGCTTTCTTTAGCCGATGCTCAAGCGAGGTTTTGTGGAGTTGTTCCGCACGATGGGCATCTTGAAATTACGGAACCTTGGCTTTCTGTAGACCCTTCACCGTTAACAAAAGGCCGCGTTATTTTTAACAGGACTCCTCGCTATAGAAATCCCATTTTTCCTTGGCATTATGTATACAAACATTTTGGTGATAGGGCTTTGTTTGTTGGAACAGACGAAGAACACAAAGAGTTTGAACAACTTTACGGCCCGATTGAACGACAGCGGGCCGCAAATTGTTATGAGGTAGCTCAATTTATTTCAGGTAGCGATTTTTTTGTGGGTAATCAGTCAAGTGCCTGTTGGATTGCTATGGGATTATTCAAACCATTGCTTCAAGAAACCGATCCGGTGGTCAAAAACAGTAAAGTTAACTTTGACGGAGCTAACTACTGCTCTGACGGGCAGATAGATTTCGCTTCTTTATGAAAACGCTGCTTTTTTGCACCGCATACGCTTCATCTCCTGAAGTTTGGGAATCTCGGTATAAAACTTGGTTTGATTACTACACAAACGGCAATCTGATACATTCTCACAAAGTAATTTTTGACGACGCTAGCCCAGAGTTACCTAATTTTTGCCCTGCGGAAAACTATTATAGGTTTGAAACCCATCTGGGCAGGCTGGGGCATTACGATTACCCGGGATGGTATAGAAGTTTTGCTTACGCAGCTCGTTACGCAAAAGATAATGGCTTTACAAAAATAATACATGCTGAGTCAGACGCTTATTTACTCTCTGACTACGTTATTTGTTTTGTGAACGGACTAAAGTCCGGTTGGCATAGCTTGTGGTGCCCAAGACACAATGTTAATGAGTCAGCTCTGCAAATTATTTGCGAAGACCAAATAAATTCTTATCTTGAGTTTACTAAACATCCTTACGATACCTACCGAGGTCAATACATGGATCAAATTTTGCCCTACACACATGCTCACCGACATTTTGTTGGGGATAGGTATGGGGAATACCTTGACAAAATTCCTTCCAATGCAGATTTTTCTGCACAAACTACTCCAAAACTAATAAAAGAATACTTGGCTACAAAAAAATGAAACTTTTAATTTTTCAAGTTTACACGGAAAATTTAAAAGATATGGCAAGCCTTACGGCCCCCGTTTGCGAAAAATACGCTAAAAGATATGGGTTTGATTATGAATTGGTTCAAGTTTTTCCAACCCCAGAGAAACCGGCTTCGTGGCATAAACTGCCGATAGTGAAAAATAGATTTTCCAAGTATGATTGGGTGTTGTGTGTTGATTTAGATGCCTTTTTTTACAACCACAAAACTTCGGTTTTGGGCTTTATCCCTAGAAATAAAGAAATTGTAGTTTCTAAAGATGGTAACGGATACAACTGCGGAGTTATGGCGTGGAAGGCTACCGCAAGAAATGCAGACATCCTTGATAAAATGTGGTCGCTTGACCAATTCAATCATCACGGGTGGTGGGAGCAAGCCGCTTTTCACGAATTGGCAAACCAAAATTACGCCGGAATGCAAGAAACTATCCACGAAGTCCCTCACCATTTGTTTAACGCTTGGGAAGGAGATTTGGTTCCCGAAACTTTAATTTTTCATGCAGTACACCAAGGCACAAAAATGGAAGTCCTTCACAAAATTCTTGCCACAACAGACCATGCAACATGACAAAGCCCCTGTTCAAAAACTTCCGGGTTAGAATCCGCAACCATTGGTGGAAGGTTTTGCGGAAGGCACCACCAAATGAGCCGAATGCTTTGGGGCTTTGTGACTACGGCGACCGGACAATTTACATCCGCCCCGGCGCTGAGATGCCGGCCACAATCATCCACGAGGCCATCCACGCGGCGATTCCCGATCTCGACGAGACCGCAGTCGAGGCCGCGGAGGAGGCAGTGATGAATTGCCTCCACAAAAGTAATTGTTTGGTGCTCGAAAAAAACCTTCAACAAAGCTAAAAGTTTGGTACTTTGGCTTTATGGCCATTGTCACAACCAAAACTTTACGTCACGGGTTTGTTCGGGAAGACGGGTTTGTTTTTGTAAGCTACCGAACTCGTAAAGACGGCAGCTTCAAAGAAGAATGGTATTCCCCAGAAAAATTTAAGCTTCGGAGGAAGAAATCCCGAAAAGGAATTTGCTCAAAAAGATATTCTTACCCAGACCGAGCAAAAACGCCTGAGGAAGCAAAACGTCGAAAATTGGAATGGCGGCGTAAATACTACCAAAGGCATGCAGAAACTTTTCGGAAAAAAGCCAAGCTCTACAAAATGCAACGTGCCGAATATGAAAAACTTCGGTTGGCTACGTGGGCAAAAAACAATCGAGGCAAGCGTAGAGCCACGGACGCAAAAAGAAGAGCAGCTTTTGCAAAAACTCTCCCTACGCTTACGGAAACCGACAAAGCCATTATCGAAACTTTTTACGAAGCAGCCTCTCGAGTCTCGCGTTGCGCGGGGATTCCCTTTCATGTGGACCACGTCTTTCCCATTTCTAAAGGAGGGCTTCACGTTCCTGAAAATTTACAGCTACTGCCTGCAAAGTTGAACTTGGCAAAAGGAAACCGGGTTTTGTAAAAAAAAAATCCTTGACGGGTAGGACAAAGTGTTTTAATACGTACACAACTTCGGCAGGCTGTCTCCGCATGGCAGCGACTCGGCAAGAGTCACAAAACTTGCCAAACCGGCCGCATATTTGCTGGAGCGTGCCCCCAGCGACAAACCAAAACCAAACTTTCGCATCGTGACCGCACGCGGTCGCCGTGCATCCTTGGGGTTGTCGCATCCAAACGGTTGAGACCGCTCCGGGGTAACAAAAACACCACTATGGCTATCAGCCAAAATAACTGTATCCCTCTGGCCCAAGTCCAGAACTTCGCGTCGAAAGACGTCAACCGTATCGTTGGTCAGATTGCTCGCGTTCTGGCCCGCAAGTCGCCCTTCATCAACTCCGTTGACGGCGGTACCCTCCCCAACTCCTCGGACGTCGTTCGTTCGATCGTTGAGGAAATGGCCGTCCCTAACGCCTCGCTGGCTGCTCCTACGTTCCTGAACGATTCGGACATCGCCTTCGGTGGCTTTAACAGCGGAACCGGCAGCCCCAACTGGGGAACCAACCCTAACGGCACCCAGCTCACCCCTTACGCTGTCGGCAACGGCCGCATCACTCAAAACTCCGCTATCGCCGGCGTTGGTGTTCAGAACAACGACACGGGTAACGGTGTGTTTGGTTCTGGAACTTCGGGTCTTGGTGTCAATAACACCGACGTTGTTGGAACGACCGAGTACGTCTATCAGCTCCAGACTCTCCGTGGCGCGGGTCCCCGCGTTAACGTGAAGGTCGCCCGGGCTGCCTTCAAGGGTTCCTACCTGCAGGCTCAGGTTGCGCTCGAGAAGACCATCCTCCAGCTCATCAACGCTGACATCCGGTATCAGTTCCTCATCCAGTCCGGCGTGAAGTATGTCTGCTCTTCCACGCAGGCGTTCTCCTCGAACCTGACCGGAGACATGCAGCAGATCAACACCTCCTTCGCGTCTGTCATCCCCGACAGCCCGATGAACTTCAAGACCCTCTATCGCATCGGTACGTTCCTCCGCGAGGAGATGCTTGCCGAGCCCTTCGCCTCGAAGGACGGAGAGTTCTTCCAAGTTCTCGCTTCGGCCGACCAGATCGAAAACTTCCGCAACGACGCGGACGTCAAGGAAGATCTGCTCTATCTCACCGCCGGATCCTTCAAGATCGGTGAGGACAGCATCACGGGCTACCAGTTCATGGGCTACCGCGGGTTCGCCTTCGGTATCGACCAGCAGCCGATCCGTGCCGTTACCGCGAGTGGTATCACCGCCGGCAACCCTGCCGCCGGTCCTTCCCTCCCCGGTATCCCGACCCTGTTTGTTGCCCAGCCCATCAAGGCCACGGCAGTCACCAACGGTTATGGACAGCGCCGCAACCCTGATTGGGTCAGCGCTCCCTACGAGGTCATGTTCGTCATCGCCGGCGAGAGCTTCAAGCGCCTTGTGCCTGAGCAGTACGTCGGAGAAGGAACCTTCCGATTCGCCCCGCAGCTTGCGATGGGTGAGCTCGAGTGGACCTACTTCCGCGACAACGATTGTAACCTCTACGGTGACTTCGGTCAGCACATCTATCAGATCAGCCGCGCCTTCCAGCCGATCCGCCCGCAGAACGTCGTGGCGGTTCTCTACAAGCGCTGCCCGTTTGACGGACAGGCTCTGGCC